GCCCCGTAGGAGCCCCGCCGCCGCCGCCGCTTGGTGGAAAATATGGCATTGTATAACCTCTTCTCGTCTATCAATACCCCGGCGCGGGGTACAGCAAAAGCCAAACAAGTCTAGCGCCAATGTCTTCTGTTGCAACGCCGTTTGTTTCGCCCGTCAACGTCAACTCTACAACAACTCGCAGATCTTGGGTAGTGCTATTGTCAATCTGCACCAAGATCGGAACGCTTATCCTATAGGCGTTCTCTACGCTAGCGCCGTCTGGTAGCAAGTCAGTTGCAAGCAATCTGCGCTTTGTCCACATCTTCGGGTTGTCGTTGAATTGCGGTTGCGGGCTAGGTACGGTTTGAAAGTTTGCCGTTGTGATTGGCGAGAGCTGCATTGTGATATAGCCCGCTCTCGCGCTTGTATCTGCAAACAGGCCGTTGACTTGATCTACCGCGTTGTACGCTAGGTTTGTTGCGCTTGCTAGCGATGTAACTTTGATGTCTGCAACAAGAGTACCATATACGTTTGTATTCGTAGGTTGCACCGCCAGTTGAAGAATGAAGCCGCCTAGACCTTGCGGGCAAGAAACGCGGCCTTCGTACGAAGCGCGGTTTACGTTGTATAGGAATTGCCCGATCCCGTTGGCAACTTGCATCTGCGCGCCCGCTTGCCCGTAGAATGCAAGATAGTTTTGCGCAAAGCCGCCGTAGGGAAGGCAAGCGCCATCTCCGTAAAACTTGCCTGTATGTTGGTGAGGTTGCGAGATCGTGCGACGAAAGGGCGTTCCTTCGTCTTGAATTCCTAGGTTGAAAATGCCCGGTATTCTACCGAGAATTGCAAAAGTATGTTGCTGACTCTGTCGCCGAAGAACGCTAGCAAGCGGCGCGGTTATATATGCGCCCGCGCGAATATCTGCGGGCTGAACGTCAAAGAAAGATTCTGGCGTTTGCGGGTTGGGTTCAAGCTGAAAGTCAAGTGTGTTAGGCGCGGCGCGAAGTTCAAGCGAAAGAAGCCTATAGTCGCTTGCAGCGGGAGAATCACTAGCAAGCCAAACGCTAGCTTCTAGCAATCGATTGGTTTCGAAAGCACCAAGCTCTAGCAAGTCATCTGTGCTTATTGTAAACGTCTGCACCTTGAAACCTACAGCAAGCGCGGGAATTGAGATTGTGACAGTCTTTGTAACTCCCGCGCTGTCACAATCAAACCCCGCGTCTTCTTGCGCGCGAATGCAAACTTTGAGCGTTACAGAGCGAGCTCCTACGCCGGGCATTGATACAGCAAGAGAACCATACATTTCCGAGACGCCGCCCGGCAAAAGAAAACCGCTTGCCGCTAGCATTGCGGGCGTAGTCGCAAAAGAACCGCTGATAGGTTGCCACATGGGCAAACCTACTTCCCAAGAAGTAGACGGCGAACCTTGCGCGGCTTGCGGCCCAAACGATAACGAAAGCAGGCTACGCTCTATGGTTTCTCCGCGCGCGTCTGCATGGTTGTGCCGATATACTTTTGACGGCTGTGTTGTACCGTAAGTAAGCTCTCGCAAGCCCGCAATGTTGTTGCGATAGAGTTTGTCCATGACGACTTCGGAGAGGGTTTGCGAAGGCTCTATTTCGCTATCTAGCACTTCTTCAATAGTGGACATTGCTTAGTACCCCATCTGCGCTTCAAACAAATGCGCATGCCCGCCGCCGCTCATTCTCGCTTGCAAGCGAAAGTATACCAAACGCAAGCCGCTTGTCAGCGGTATTGCAGACAAGTTTACGCTTGCGGCTGCAACTGTCCATGAATCAGTGATTGGGTGTGCGCAAGTTATTGTAGATGTCGCAAGGCTTGCAGCAAGATTGTTAGGCGCGTAAAAGTCAAATGTTGCAATAACATCATGGGATTGAGCGTCAACGCGAATTGCGGGGTAGATGTCATCTACACCGCTAGGTAGCACAAAAGCAGCATAGAGAACTGTCTTGTCTGTCGTTGAATTGATTCTTGCGCTTGCGAGCTCGTTTGTATCTAGCGACGTTGAGATTCGCCAAGAACCTAGTTGCAGCCAAGTCAAAACTTGATCCGCGCCGCCCGTATGTTTGTGACCGCCCGTAACGTTAACCGTACCGCTCAAAACAGTACCGTCAAGCGCAAGAAGCTGCGCGGCTTGCGTATCTCTGCTTGCCGCCAAAAAGAACGCGTCAAACGGCGAATCTTGGTGACCTACGTTTAGCCAAAGAGTTGTTATCTCACTCACGTTGAGATCTCCGAAAAATGATTATCAAACGGCGGCGTTGCAGAACTAGGAGCGATCTTCAAGAAGTCTGCGCCCGCGCCGCCGTCATAGTATTGAAACGGTATTGGCGAAATGCTTACGTTCTCAACATTGCTTGTCGCAAAGCGCCGATCTGTCAAAACAATATAGTTTCCTACGGCGGCAAGATCGCCTATTGCAACCGCGCCGCTTCGTAACCAACTCTCGTCTATTTTGATTGCAATCGTGTTTACGCCCGCAACATGCAAGATAGTCGAGACAAGCGCGGAAGCTTCTAGGTATCCATGCCTTTCAACGCCCACAGTAGAAGAAGAAACGGGATTGTGCTTTTGTACGTTGTACAATCGTACGCGCCCTGTTTGATTCTGCAGCTCTTGCCATATACCTTCGTGCGCGGTTGTGATGTCGAAGGCCGCTTCTGCAACAGAATCGACCTCACAATCAATTGTATATACACCCGAAACGGGGCCGCTTATTGATACAACATTTGTGATAACTAGCGAAGGCGCGATCTTGCCCGCGCTAGAAGATGTTCTGCTTATCAAATCAGGTAGCAAGCGCAGACGTTGCCGCCCGTCTTCAAGATTGATATCAATACCCGCTACAATGTAGCGCCCGTCAATTCCATAGCCTAACGGCGTAGGCAAGAGCGCCGTTGCGTCTTCGTACAAAACAAGATCGCCAAACGTACGAACCGCGCCGGGCAAGAACGTCGCTGTCAAAATATATTCTGGTTGCCCTTGCAGCATGCGGAAAAACGCTTGTGTCAGTCTCCAAACAACTTGCGACATAACGAATTGTGCGAAGTTAGGATTGGTTGTTTTTATCCATAAACGAACGCTTTGTGAGTTTCCCGCCGTTTTTTGTGATGCGCCCTTGGCGCGTATCACAAACGGAGAGAACGGCGGTTTTAAGTCAATCTCGTTGTAACCAACGTCTACTTTGACTTGCGCTAGCGGTTCAAGTTTTTCGAGCGAAGGAAGATCGCTTGAACTGACTATTGGGTTCAGAGTGGGAATAGACGCGGGCGCGGTAAACGTAAACCAGAAGCGAAGCGCAAGAGCGCCGCTTGTAGGTATGCAACCAAACAAGAGCGTATGCAGTCTGCATATGTTTTGCAGCCAATCCTTGAGCTTGTCTTTGGGCGTAATGATAAAGTCGAAAGGTTGCGGCAAGAGCGCGTTCAGCTCTAAGAGCTCTGTTGTTGTCTCTTCAACCGCGTAGGGATTGGCGGGCGTTGTACCCTGATTGACTTCACCTGAGAACAAGCCCGCGCCTATGCGACCGAAGATGGTATCGTAAACGGCATCTGTTGTTTGCGAGCCATCATCGGAATGTAGCAAGCGCAAGAGCGCATTGACTACGCTGTCTCTAATACCAACTCGAAACTCTATCTCAATCTTCTCTTCGTCTTCTTGCAGATAGTCAGCGGCCGCGCGAGAGAAGCCGCTGTTCAATCCGAAACGCGGGCTTGAAGATAGACCGCTCTCAAAAGAAATATACGGGTTATCTTTGATGGAAGAATTGATAGGCGCGAAGTCTAGCGCGCAGAAGACAACAACTAGCGCGTCGTCTTGGTAGTTTGTGACAGTAGGAAACCATTGCAGCTTTGTCGCGCGGTAAACGTAATCATAGCCGCCGATCTTCATTTTGAGCAGATAGCGTACACTTGCATCTTGTGTAAGCTTTGCGCTTAGCGTGTTCACAAGAGACTGAACCGGCATATCATTGCCGGGTTGGTGCAGCGGCTCGTTGAATATCTTCTCCGCTTCGTAACCGTCAAGCCAAAGCTTTATGAACGGCGCGGTATATTGCAGCGGCGAAATAAAGAAATCTGGCGCGCCGCTTTGTGTAATGACTTGCGCGCAACGGCGAATGGTTACGTTCTCTCTAGCCTCACCGAAATCGTGATCTGCAACAATCGAAGTGTTGTCACCTAGCGAGAGATCCCAACGCGCATCGCCCGTAGGTTCGGGGCGGCCTTCGATAAAACCCGCGCGTGTGTAAACAACTTGCACAACACCGCCTTGTTCTATCTGCATAAGAAACAAATCAGCGTCAAAAGCAAAGCTCTCAAACTGAGGGCGCGAAGACAAAGAAACCATATCAAACGCGCCGTCTTCGCCCGGCCCATACGCGGCGGGGTTGATACGATGAACGCGGGCGTAGCTACCATTTGCGCCGCGCGTAACTGTAAGCGCCCAGTCAATTCCAGTCGTTACGCTTGCAGATGTCACAAGAACAGCTTCTTGTTCAAGCCAATATATTCTTTGAGAAATTGTTGCAGAACCTGAGACGCTCAAAGAAGTTGTAGTTGCGTCAAGTGACGTTGTTGTCAGATCCCAAAATGATGTGTGCTGAAAACCCGGGTCTCTAGCGAAGAGAGCGGCAAGCGCGCCGTCAACGTCAATCAATCGTACAGAGATCGCCGCAGAACCCTTGACGGGATCGCGGACATCCGAAGAGATTGATATACCCGAAATGCTACCTTGCGTTGTATCTAGCCATGGTAAAACAACACAGCCGCTAGGGATTGGCGCGGGCAAGGTTGCAGCGTCAACGATTGCATTCGTAAACAGCACGGGCGCGCTAGAAGTCAAATCTAGCGGGTTTGGTAAACCTTTTATGAGCAAGCCTACGGCGTATTGAGCCATTGTTTACCGCCTAAAAATCGGGCGCTGTGTTGTTGCGCCGCTACGAAATGCCGCGTCTATATAGCCCGCTACGGCTGCACCAAACTCTTGCGCCGCGCGAAGATCGGTTGTTGGGAACATAGCCCCGCGAAAGTCAACAACAACCGTAGGAGCGGGGCCTTGCGAACTTGCAGACGAAGAAGCGCCGCCTAAGCTAGCAGAACCGCCGCCACCCGCGTTTGCGCCGCCGCCGCCCGCGCCGCTTGTTGGTATACCTCCGCCGCCGCCCGCGCCGCCTACAGAGCCAATTGCAGCTGCGCCCGCGCCCGCTGCAACCGCCGCCGCCGCAAAGCCCGCAGCCGCCTTGAAATGCGCCGCCGCAGAAGCGCCCGCTATTGGGCCGCCAATCGCAAGAGACGCAATGCCCTCCGCTGTTTCGCCTAGCGCTTTGACAAGATATTCTTTGCCCATGGCTTTAAGAGTGTTGACAATGCTATCTCTGATTGCAATTCCTAGCCCGGCAAAAGCTTTTTCTCCGTTTGCCACGTTCTCAACAATCGTATCAAAGATTGTAGTTGTGACATCTTCGAGCGGTCGAAGAAGCTGTTCAGCTTGCGCTAGCGCGTCTTGTGCTTCTTTTTGCTTGCGTTCATTCTGTATTTTGCGCGCGTATTGCTCCGCTTCGTCTCGCTTCTTTGCTATATCTTGCGCAAGTTTGAGTTCTTCTTCCGCGCGTTTTTTGAGAGCCGCTTGCTCTGCAAGGTAGTCAGCTTGCGCTTGATCTCTTAGGCGGCGTTGATATGCAAGCTTTTTGTCCGCGCGATCTTCTTGTATTTTTGCATATACTTCTTCTGCTTTATCTAGCGCTTTCGCTGCTTCTTCGGCTTCTTTCTTTGCTGCGGTATCTTCTTTGGTTGCAGCGGTAGAAGCTTTTGTTGAAGATGCAAGCGCTTGTTTTCTCGAAGAGAGTTCGCTTGTTATTTCTGCAAGCTTTGCAAGATCTGCCTTTGCATAAGCTGTAATTATATTGGCTTGTTCTTGGTTTTCATTCTGCGCTTGCGCAGCTTCCACAGCGTCAAACTGAGAATCTGCAAGTTCTATATTCGCAAGACCTAAGCTTTCTATTTCTTTTGCAGAAACGCCAAGCGTTTTTATCAAGCGCGCTTGTTCAGCTTGCAGAGAAGCGGTTGATTCTTTTGCAAACTTTGATCCTTGCGTAATGATAAGTAATTGTTCTTCAATTGCATTCGCCGCGTCTAGCGTATCAATAGCTTGTATTGCTTGCGTTTGCGCCAGAATGCTAGCTACTTTTTGCTGTTCTTGCTCTGCGATTGTAAGAGCTTTTGTCGCGGTTGTTAGTTTGCCTTTTGCTTCGTCTAAGAGAGAGACCTGATATGTTGATATTTCGTAGGTAAGAATATTCTTTCGGCTTCTGATTTCTTCTTGTTCAAGAAGAGAAAGTTCTTCTGTCCGTGTTTTGTTGAGAGATTCTAACTCTGCTTTGTAACTAGCAATCTTTGCTTGCACTTCTTCAACGCGCTTTTGCTCTGCGGCTTGCGCGTCTGTAAGAATCTTGACAGCGCCCGCGTTTGTTTCTGCCGCTTTGCGCCCTTCTTCAAGCGCCGCGTTTAGTTCTTCCTGACTAACAGCTACAGACGCTGCAATGCTTAATCTTGCAACGCGCTGTTCATATTCTGCCGCCGCCGCCGCTGCTTCTTCCGCTTGCTTGCTTGACGCGGTCAAACTCTCAACAAGAGCTCCTAGCGCGCCGCCCGCGACGAGGCCAATAGCCGCGCCCATAGGCCCAAACGCCGCGCCTACCATTGCGCCCTTCTCCGCAAGATCTGCAACGCGTACAGTTGCGTCTACTGCTTCTTCGGATAGACCAAACAGAGCGCCCGCACTCTTTTCAAATATATCTTTGAGATCTCCAAACTTGTCTACCGTTTCGTTCAATACGAGCATTCCGAGGCTTTCAGCCGCCTCGCCGCCCGCGCCGTCAAGCCTCTTGACTTCTTCGGTCAAGTCCCTTACGCCGTCAACAATTTCTGTAACGCTCTTAATCTTGCCCGCCGCGCGGTCTACTTCTCTTGCAACTTGCGCTGTAATCTGTTTAAGCGAATCTTCTGCAATGCCGCTAGCTTCTCCAAGGGCAGTTGCAATTGAGTCTTTTAGCTTTTGCGTTTCCGCGCGCGCTTGTGTTGTGTTGATAATAATATCAATCTGCTGCTCATCTAGCCCGGCCGCTTCGAGCTCTGCGCGGATCTTGTCGGGATCGAAAGCGCGCAAAAACTCCTCAGTCATGTTCTTGCCGGCGCGCGCCGCGCTTCTGGTTGCGCTCGTTGTAGCGTCTTGTACACCTTGCGTGATCTGCGCGGTTTGGCGTTGTACGTTCTGCGCTGCTTCACTAGCTACGCGCTGAAACGCTTGTTGAGATTGATTCGCAGACTGAACAAGTTCTTGCCCGAGCTCTTGCTGAAAAGCTGCAAGTTGTCTCGCCGCCTCGCTGAAATCAATTGTAACGTTGACTTGAACAGCCATATATTTTAGCCCTCTATGTCGCGACGTAGCATTGCAAAAGTATACGAATACAGAGCGTTTCCGATATCTCTTCTCTCGCCAAAATAGCGCGGCGTCTCATCGCCCGCTAGGCAATAGCTTTGCGGGTACCAGAGGATCTCTCCCGTTGTATCGCTCGTTTCATAAATAAGAATATCTCCTAGTCGTAAAGCCTCACTCCATAGCGCGTGTACCTCACTCACAACGCGAATATATGAGTATGCGCTAAGAGTAATCGTTGTTGGTATTGTTTCGCAAAGCTGAATGGCTGTCGACGTTACAGAGCGAACGCGCGCAACAAAGCCTTGAAACTCTATGTACGCGCCAATCGGAATCAGCGAAGGCAAAGAGAATGCGGCTTCGATACCCGTCAAAGATGTCGTTACGGTTGCGGGTATCGTTAGTTCGTTTCTATCAACGTTAATTCCCGTTGCAAGCGCTACTTCTATAGGCGGGCCGCAAACATCGGGATCTAGATCTACAACTCGCAAGCGTCTCTTGCTGATTCTGTTTGAGCCTAGAACATACGTTCTTAGCGCGCCGCTTGCGAGTTTATGCGCTACAAATTGCGCGGGACTATCGTCTTCGCCTTCGTCTATTTCAGAGCGCTCAAAAACGAAAATTGAACGCGGCTGAAACAAGCCAGAGAAGAGAGCTTCTCCGCTGCTTATCGTAGCGCTACGGGCGGGAAATGACGGATCTCTGTAGGCTAGACCTAGGTTGCTGAAAACGCCATTTGCATTGTTGATAGAAGCGGAAGCAAAAGAAGCGGGCAAAGAAGAAGCAACGAAATCACAAGCGGGCGAAACGAGCGTGAGGCTGAAGCGGCTTCCATCTGCGGTTGTTGCGGGTATGAACTCAATATCTACAATTGGCGTACCCGTCGCTACAACGCTTGCGTCAAGCGCGATCTGCGCAGACAGCCAAGAAATGATTGTTGAAGCTAGCGCGCTGCAATAGTCAGCTGTACGATATGCACCCGCCGCAATGGAGAGAGCGCTACCTGAGTAAACGCTAGTGTTTGTCCCGTCTGTGATTACTACGGCTATGTTGACAGATAGTGCGCTGCTTACGCGTATTGTTGTACCAAACGCTCTTAGGAATTGCATCGTTTGTAGTCCGCTTCTCGCAAGAACCTATCTCTTGCCGCAATGCTTTCTTTGTAAAACCATACCGCCCTATAGGGCAAGTGTGCAATCGCAAGAGAACTATAGCATTTCAAGCCGCCAAGATCTTCTATTTCAATCGCTCTGTAGATTGCGTCGGTGAGGGCACTATCATACAGTCTTGCCGGGCAGCCTTCTACCTCGTCGAAATCTTGCGGCCCAAAACAATCAACTTTGACTTTTAGCGGCTTTTGTACGCGGTTGCATATGTGGTCAGGCTTTTTATGTTCAAGCAATCCTAGCGCAAATTCTGCATCTTTTACGCGTACAATCATTCGTTGTTGCAACCGTAGGTTTATGGCTATCAACCTACGGCTGATCACAAAGGGCTATCAACCGCGCTCTCTTTCCAGATGTCATCTGCGCTAGGTTGTTCTCTGCCTTCTTGAAAACGAGTTATTGCGCTTGCGATCTCGCTAGTCAATTCGCTTCCTACGCCGCCCGCGTTCTTGTCACCAACGAGAGAATACAAGCGAAACATCTTCTCCGCGGCTATGTTGTATTCTTTGCCGTCAAAAACGATACGTTGTGATTGGAACGGGAAAGCATTCTCGCCGCTATAGAAGCCCGCATGGTTGCATACGCCCCAAAGAATCAGTTGCATTTCAGAGCGCCCGCGCCTTGCTAGCGCCTCACCAAACGCAAGCGAAGATTCTTCGGTATTTTCTTTGCGGTATTTTTCGGCGGCGTTTGCGGCTGCAACATTCGCGGCATTGGCTTCTAGAATGAGGCTTTGCCATTTGCCGAAAGGTATTTCGCGAAGGCGTATAGAGATGGTTCCTAGGGTAGGATTCTTGCGAGAAACGGGAAGTTCAATCTCTCGCTCTCGCAAGTCAAGATCTAGCGGGTCAAACTTTATCATAGCGGCTTCTCCGAAGGGTTGCGCCGCTATGATATTCTTAGGCCTTGAAGAAAGCAATAGAAGCTTGCGCGCCGTATACACCCGAGAGAGACAGCTCTTGCTCAACTTTAAGCGAAAGCTGCATACCTTCTACGCCGTCAATATCAACGTATGTAGGATCCGCGTCAAGAACAACGCGCGGGAAGTAGATGGCTAGACGGTTTGCGCTCATATTCTCGCCGGGTATACCTAGCGCAAAAGAAAGCATCAAAGCGAAAGGTGTTTTGCTAGTACGATCTGCAAGCCAAGCGTTGTTTGCAAGCGTCAACGTTACGCTGATAGGGTCAACAAACTGCAAGCCGCGAGTGTAGCCTACGATTGCAGAGCCCGGGATAGAGTTCACCGAGGTATCATAGCGCGTTGCATTGCGGGCTATGAATTGCGGAGAGAACTCAATTGTTGCAGCGGAAACGTCAAGCTGTGTACCTGCGACGGGCGTTCCAATTTCTTGTATGTAGGCTTCTGCGGCAAACGCAATAAGTTGATTCTCTAGCGCGGCGGGCGTTGAGGTATTGCTAGGAGTTTGTTGCAGCCAATCACCGCCGCTCAAACCAACGCTGAACGAGAGACGCTGTGTAAGATCAAGCGACATCGCAAGAGAGGTAGGGACACAGCCCTTGCCAACGAAAGGAACCTGATCGGGCTCAACGTCTCTATCAATCTCAATTCCGATTGTGATTGGCGTTGCAAGCGGGTCGACTACATAGCAAGAGCCGCTGTTGTCTGCGGCATTCTCAACGCCGCTTACGGTTGCAATACCCAGAGATGGAAGTTGAATCGCAAGCGTTGCAACTGTACCGCCCGCAACGCTCTTGACGGGGCGCACAAACTTTCGCCCGTCGCTTAGAGAGATAAGAACAAGCGGATCAAAAGCGCCCGCTGAAATAGTGATTGCAGACACTGTACCGCTTACAAATGTAGGAGCTGTTTGAGCTAGCTTGCTACCCATGACGCTTGTGAAAACAACGTCAAGATCACTGTCGATAGCGTCATGAACAGGAACCGTAAACTCTGCGGTAAAACTCTTTTGCCCGATGTGGGAAGCAAACTGATTGCGCTGAGAAGTCAGTTGTCTATTATCTGCAAGAGATTCGCGCGAAGCCGTCATTGTAACGCCCTCTATACCGCGCACCTGCTCAAAAGAAGCGGGCGTGTTGTAGATAGAAGACTCTTGTCCGATTGCTATACGCTGAACTCTTGTCAATGCGCCTTGGCTCATTTGTTAACTCCCGCTTGTTTCGGTAGAAATTGTTGGTTGTATTGCTTGCTCGAAATCAGGTAACCATAGTGGAGAGATACCCGCCCAATTGTATTTCGCGTTTACAATAGAAGCGTATCTTGCGTTGTAAAATAGAGTTATTTTAGCAATCGGATTTTCGCTTGTTTGCGTAAACGAAGAAGTAAAATCTCTCTCGACAAAGATCATATTGCGAGTGTCAATCATATCTAGCGGATTCTTGGTCAGACCGGGCGGGTATTGCGCGCCGCTTGCACTCGTCCCTGTAGCCGTCTGGTTTGCGATTGTATCAAACGCCGCTTCTGCAATCTCTTCTAGGCCGCGATCTGAAAACGAAAATACGATTGGCGTTGTTGTGTAGGAACTCATAGCTGTTCAGCCCACTCGAAATCAAAGCGGTAGACGCGGGCTGTTGTAGACGGTGCATCTGCGGCAAGCAAGATAAGCGGCTTGCAATTGGGAACGCCTTGCAATGGCTTGGTAAACGTCATTGCACCAAGAACCGCGCGGTTGTCTGCCCATGCCATAGCGTCTATTCCTAGCCCGGCAACGTCATTTTGACGCGGTTCGGTGAAGTTATAGCCTATGATAAGTTGCAGCTCTACACGATTCCAAAATTGCTCAAACGAAGAGAGTGTACGCGGGATCCGAGAGATACCTAGTCGCAGTTGAAAAGCGCGCTCTCGCATAGGAAGCGGCGCATCTTCAACACGTTGCTCACCTTTCCATCTTCGGAAGCGAACGTTTGGGCGAACGTCTGGCACAAACGCTTCTAGCGAATTGGCAAGCGCGTTCAGAATGACTTCTATATTCGTAGCCATCAGAGCGAATCCGTTTGTCTTCTGCGCGCTGTACGATAAGAGCCAATAGCGCTAGGCGAACGCGAATTTTGAAAATAGAAAGTAGATAGGTTTTGAACGGTTGTTGGCTGTGTTGCAAGCCAAGAAACGCGCCCGTCTCGTAAGAGTTCAAGTTCTCTAATTGCTCTATCGTATGATGATTGAACGCTTGCGGGAATGTCGCGCCAAATTGTTTGATACAATCTAAAAATACATAGTGTAACGCAAGCTGACTTCGCCGCCTCCGGCGTTCCCGTTGTAACATCACCCCAAAGATCGCCCGGGGTGTTGTTGGTTTCGGGCGTTCCTACTGCATAAGAATCAATCAGATTTGTTGACCACTCTATTGCAGAAGAAACGGCGTCTGTATCAATAGCTGTGTTGGTTAAATCACTTAACCAAACAAGCGCAGATGCACCGCCAATAGAAGATTCTATGTCAGCTTGCGTACAGTATGCCATAACTAAAATAACTCCGTAACTTGTAGCGCGCCGTTTGCCGCGTCCCATACCGCCGTAACCAAACCGTTGAAGATCGGTTGAGGCATTTCGTAGTAGCTTGACGCTGATAGCTTAATGACAAAATCTGTCGAAGAAGCCGCAGCGCCAAACTTAACGAAACAGTTTGCCGTTGAATCATTGTAAAGCAACAAACCTGTACGCGCGGTAAACGCCGCTGCAACTGTTACAGTTGTTACGCTAGAAGCAACACGAGAAGTGTTAGCGTTCTGCGCTCTACTAGGAACTTGCAGCGGCATTTGAACCCCCTATCAGGTCAAGCAATCGTTGATCAAGAAACCGCACGGAGCGCCCGTGATCTTGGTATCATAGGCGAAAGTAACCTTGAGGTCAACGCCGCCGCGCCCGCCGCCGCGCATAAGGTTCTGTTGTGTGAGAACCTCACGGTTGTTGAACGCGAAGGTGTAACCAAACGCCGCCGCGCGTGGAGAAGGATTCTCGGGGCGGCGGTAGATAAGCATGTTATCACCCCACACGCGGCCCAAAGAAGCAGTCTGCCCAATATTGGCGTTGTTGATACGAGCCTCACCAACATACAGATCGCGCAATCCGAAGAAGTTTGCGATCTGCTGACGGCTTGCAACCGCGCCTTCGCTTACGAAATGGAAGGCTGCAACGATATCAGGATGCTTCTGCAATACGCGGAAAGCCTCAATACCGATCGCGCCGTAAAGCCCGTCGTTACCTAGCGTTCCATCGATAGCGGCGAAGATGTCGCCAATAGGATCTGACGAGTTCTGATCCCACTTTGTTGTAGGAGTAAGCTTGTTGCTTGTCGCAAAGTTTGCAGCGTTGAAAGCAAGAGCTGCAACGCGCTGCTCATGACCTAGCATCAAACGCTCTGTGAGGTAGGTTGTAGCGTCAACCAGAGGATTGATAGGGACATCTGCGGCAAGAATCTCGTCCTCACCAACAAACGACGAAAGCGCATGATACACAACGCTGTAGTTGTCTGCCTCGTACGAAGGCGAAATATCTGCAACGTCTGCGCGGTAATCAGCGAGATCGTTTGTCAAAGTATAGAAGTCATTCTGCCCATACTTGAAGAAGCGGCCGCTAGGCTTGGGAACCTGAACGATCGGGAGAATAGACGAACCGATAAAGTTTGGCTGTCTAAACTGAATCGACACTTCGCTAAGTGTTTGTGGTGAAAAGAGATCTGTCAAAAGCGGTGCGTTGTTTGCCATTGTAAAAACCCTTTCAATAAAAGAAGATTGTATGCGCTTTGTCGTTACGGCTTGACTACGCTGAACCCTGCGGAAAGAACGCAAACGATGAGATCGTTTGGCGCGGTTGCAGCCTCACGAGCTAGACCTACGATCACGTTGCCGCTTGCAGCGGTATCAACCTTGCCGGTTGTTGCAGCAAGAGAAAGCAGATCGCCCGCTGAGAAAGCACCGTTTGCTACGATGTAGCTTTCACCTTGCATTGCAACGCGTACAGGCTCGCCGTCTGCGGCGGCGTGTTGTGCAACACCGAGAACCTGATCGGTTACAGCACTAGGAAGCGCGCAACGACTGTCTAGCCCGTCGCCCGTAGGAGTAGAGAGAACAACAACGGCATACTGAGTAATTGCGCCGTTTGCGATGAATTCGCGCTGAATAGAACCCGCCAATGTAGGAGCGATGTTAACACCCATTGAAGCCCTCGTTTCTTGTTGTGAGATTGTTTAGTTGTGATTGCTTACTTTTGCGCTGCAAGAATACGCTTAAGCGCTTCGCCGTAAGTTGCGATGTTGTGCTGTGTTTGGTATTCCATAACCTTCGCGGGCGAAACGTCAAACGGCTTGCCCGATGTTGAGACGCTGTTTGCAGAGAAAGAAACGGGCGCGGCGGGAGCTGCAGCTTTGAGCGGGGCAACTGGCTCAAACACTGTCTTGAAGACTTCAACGCCGCTTTTGCTAAGAAGCTCTTTTGCGTAGCTCTCGCCCTTCGGATCGGCGGCGGTAGAGTAAGAACGGAAGCGGCTTTCCGAAGAATAGCGCGCAAACAGCTCTTGCGCTTCTGCATCTTGACGCTTCTTCTCTACGGCCTCGAGAGCCGCCAAACGCTTAGAATTGACATTCTGCGCGTCTTTGAGGGCAGACGCAAGCGCCACTAGCTGTTCTGTGTTTGCGGTCGTTTTTAGACCGAAAGCCGCTGCAATACGCTGCAAGCTTGCAGCAAGAGCGGGCGCTTGACTTGCGGGCGCGCTAGGCATCATGCCTTCTGCACCTTCTTCTTCTGTCATCTGCGGCAAACCTTCCGCGCCGGGAAGTACTTCCATCATTGCAGATTCTTCTTCGCTTTTAAGCTCAATCTCAATAGCAGGCTTCTCTTCTTCGACTTCCGCGCCCGCTTCTTTGACTTGCTCTCTGAGCATCATGAGAGTGATTTCAGCGGCAAGCCCGGCGGCGGCTGCTTCTTTGACTCCCGCTGCTACAAGCTTTGCGCCTAGCGCTGCAAGCTTTTCTTCGCCAAGAAGATTCATCCATGAATAGTGCATCTGATTGCTACCTTTCGCGGCCATATATTGCCGCAGTTCTTGCGCTTTTAGCGCGTACGCCACTACAGGTTCCATCTCAAAAAACGGCGAGAGAACAAGCGCGGCCGCGACTAGCATAGGCCCAATGTTCTCACCGGCCGCGCCCTTTCTTGACGCGGACATTCTCTTCGCGTTCCACACGATCTCTGGTGAGATATACCTCACCGCGCCTTGTCGGATCGCTGCTTTCGTCTCGTCGGTAAAGTTTGCTTTACCAAACAAGCCATAGCCGTTTCTCCACGGCTGTACAGATATTGTTTCAGGGCTTATCCATCCCGCTGCATACTCTTCTTTTTCATGCGTCAATTTGAGCGGTATATCAACGCCGCGCTCAATTGCATTGTCTCTCATCTGCAAGAGCATTGCTTTGGTTACCTTGAACTGTCCTTGATCTGCGCGAAAGAAAGAGCCTGTTCTTGCAAGCTGAACCATGCCGCTAGGCGCTTCTGCGTTAAATTTATATCGTAAAATTGATTTCATTTATTTTGTTTCTCCTTCTTCTGCTTTGGGCGGGAACCGAGGATCGGGAAGTCCCGAAGCCGTAAGCGGGAAGTCAAACTGTTTTGCAATTGCATCAACGTCAAGCGGAACGCCTCTGTTTATCAACGCAATAAGAGGGTATGCGAGCGTTGCATACACTTGCGCTTTTTGTTTGAGAGCGTCGTTGTTGTCTGTCTGCTCAACGAACTTGACTTCTGGCGGCGGTGTACCCGCGCCAAACTTAAGAGCAACAGCTTGCTTCAAGAGCCCCTGCAGCGCTTCGCTAACCATGCGCGCATCACCGTCTGTTAGCGTTGACTGAACTTGCATGCCGACTTCTGCGCTTGCGTACGTTGCTTTGTCACCGCTAGCCGTACCAACGTTGCCTACAATCGCAAACTGTATTTGACGCTCTGTAAGAGAATCAATCAGATCAAAAACTTTCTCGCCGCCCGCAACAGCAGAGAGAACCTCAACGTCAAAACCCGGCGGGAGAATCTGTCGGGAGTCGCCCGCGAAGTCTTCGATCATGGATTGAAAATTTGCTACCGCGTCTGCGCTGAAAGCGGCTGCAACTTCGCTTGACATCTTGCCTACAATGCCCGGCAAAGCCCAAACTTCTGCGTATGTAAGTAGGTCTTTTAGAGAGCCCAAACGAAGAGAATACGGAATCAATACGGCGCGCCCACTTCCGCATTGCGACAAGCGTTGAGATACTCTCGTATTGCGAACCTGAACGTACAGCGCGGGATCGTAGGCTGTCACTGGAACGCCCGGCGAATTGTTGTCTTCGGTTGAGATATGTAAGGTTTGCGTTGGTACGTCAAAACCTAGCCGTCTCTCGTCTATCTTTTCAAGGTAGCACGGGCGCGGCGAGCTCTCACCGATCGGCGTATCCCAATGAACCCAAAGAAGGCCGCAACCGTAGTACGTAGGGATTGTGAGAGCTTCTACAATCGTAGCAAGGCCGCCGCTGTATAGAAACGAGCCGTCAATTTGCTGCTCAATCATGCGCAAAGAATGCAAGATATAGTTGCCATACTCTGCAACTTCTGCGGCGCGCACCTCGTCTCTATCTGCCTTGCTAGGTTCAACCCTAACTTCTTTGCGGGAAAGCGCGGAGAGACGCGTTGTAAGCAAGCCTTGCAACAAACCGTCTCTACCTGCGATCTCTTGCAGCAAGCCCATTTGATCGCGCATATATCCTAAGTCAGCTTGCCTTGTAATCTGCGCTAGCTTTGTCGGTGTTAGCCCGCTTGTTAGGTACTCAGGCCACTGTACCATTCCGCTAGGTGCGGGGCGGCCTATCTGCGAATACATGGGCGGCGGTAAGCTAGGGTATGTTGTAGGCATCTGCGGCGCGGCGTAGTCTTTCTTTGCCCGCCAGAATGCAAGCTTGTCAAATATACTCATCTGATGAACCCCGAAAGATGTCCGCGCTTGTTTCCCGAACTCGCGTGCACCGAAGAGAAAGCAATGAAGTTTAGCGCTTGGTACGCGGTAGAAAGCGCGTCAACGAAGTCATCATGCTTTACCTCAGGAAACGAAAGCAATTCGTCTAAGAACTCGTTTGGCAAGTTTTGCGCATGATATATCAACCGCTGTTCATAGCGCGCTGCAACGGGCAAGAAACGCGTAAGCTTGTCTTTGTCAGCGCGTATACCAACAACCGGAAGTGAGGTGTTGCGTAAGAGCTCTTGCACAACCGCCGCTTGAAACTGAACGTTCTCAACTCCTACGATGCGCGCCTTGTATCTCTCCGCAAAAGATTTGATAAATCGCAAGATCTCGTCAAACGGCATGCGCCCACGGCTTGCGCCAAGAACATACAAGCGCCCGTCCTTACTTCTCCCTAGCGCAACAACGGCGGTATAGTCAGCGTCTTGTGACAGAGAGATTGCAAGGTCAACGCCGATCGCAATGTCAAGCCCGCTAGGCGGTATTGCTTGCGTAGTCTGCAACCACTGCTCTTTTATCTTTGCGCCGTCTTCGGAAACAAACTCTGCGCCGTACTCTGTACGAAAGGTTACGCTAGGCAAGTCAAGCCGCGCGTCTTCAATCTCGCTAGGTGAAAGAAACGGGTTTGTCCAAGAAGGGCGAGAGAACGAGCGCCAATTTGCAGAAGCCATCTGCCCGCGTTGATACAGTTTTTGTATCCAAGAATTGCGCAAACGTGGGTTTGGCGTAGTCAAGAACAGAGCGCGCCCGCGCCGATCTGACAACGTAGGGCGTATTGCTTCTGCCCATGCCTGATGCTCGATGAAGTCGGCTTCGTCGAAGATAGCAAGATCAAGCCCCGCGCCGCGTAAGTTATCGTACAACTCTGCGCTCTTACAGGTAATAGAGCCTCCTAGCGAAACAATACGTTTCTTGCTTTCTTGGATTTCTGCTAGGCCTAGCTTAACAAGCGGCGTGAAAAGAAGTTTGAGCTGCTCCCACGCTAGCGAAGAAACGGCGTGTGTAGGAGCTAACCACCAAACTTGTTTTGCTTGCAAGCAAGCGCGTATTGCTTCTGCACAACCTAAGTATGTTTTGCCCCAACGGCGCCCGCAGATGACTACGCGGTTTCGCGCCTCACTCTCGAAGATTTCGAGCTGTCCGCTATGCAGCGTAGGCAAGCGCAGATTCATTCTTCTTCTTGCGCGGCTTGCGTGTTTGACTGTTCTTCTTGCGCGGGTTGCGGCGTTGCTTCAATTACCCTATCAACGCCGTTCTCGCCGGCCCATGTTAGGGTAATTGTACGCGGTATGTTGTCCGCGTCTGTCTTGACTTCTCTTGCCCAACGCTCTCGAAAGCGACGTTCAAGAATCCACGCCTTTGCTTGCCAAGAAGGATCGCGGCGAATCTCTGCAAGAAGCAGCGTCTCACTCTTTGCGATCGCTTCGTGCACGGCCTCACGAAACTGTTTGCTATTATTTATCCAGTTTGCATATGTATTGTAATGAATGCCCGCGTAGGCTACGGCTTCTTTGATATAACAACCTAGCGAGAGCGCGTCACAAATACGCTTCTGTATAGCGTCTCGTCTCAGTCTTGTGTAGGAAACCTTCTTACCGAAACGAACATCATGCCGCCCGTCAAACGGCTCTGTTCTCGCGAGCTCTTCTACTTTCTCGCGGTGAGCTTTCTCTTCTGGCGTTTCTTGCGGCTTCTTTTTACGCGGCATTGGCTAGCCTGTTTTGATAGCGGCGTTTATATTCGCGCTGCTTTGCAATATACACCGCGTAGTCTTCTTGCATATACCTGACGTTGTATCTTCTGTTTTGCGCTTGTTTGAGATACCTCTTGCAAGCTTCTGCACCGCAGATCTTGCGATTGCGAGAGACGGCGAACAGGGCGTTGCAATATATGCAAGAGCGTTCTGTCGGTGTAATTCTCTCGTAGGCTGCAAGCGCGTTGTTGTGATTGCCCCGCACGGCGCATTCTTTGCCGCAATAGGATTTCTTTGGAGCGCGAATCTCAACACCGCAGATCTTGCAATTCATACTTCACAACCGCAATTGGGGCAGAGTTTCTTCTTTGCCTCACTCTTCGGAGAAGAAGCCTCACCGTCAATTTTTATATCTGCAAGAGAAGAAAGCATCTCTTGTATTTCAGTAGGGAGCGCGTCTGGTAGCTCCCTAAGAAGCGCGTCAAGCGTCTGTTTCTCCGTTTCGGCAAGAGCAGAAATCGGGTCAAATGTAGCAAGCGCAAGCTTCTCTTCACTCTCGTCTAGGTCAACATATTTGACCGGGATCGTTGCTTCTTTGTTCTCAATCGCAATCTGCAAACGAAGATGTCCATCAATCAACGTGTTAGTACGTTTGTTGACAATTACATCTTGTATCCACCCAATTTGTTGCAGCGTTGCGGCTAGCGCGTCTCGCTGCTTCTTCGGATGTTTACGGAAGTTGAGAACGTTCTTCTTCACGTCTTTGGGAGATACATTCTCGCTTGCGATGATACGATTACGAATCTGATCTTTTTGCATCTGCTACGCGCTTCTTCAATTCAACGATACGGAGAATCAGCTGTTCTCTCTTCGCCGCTTCTTCTCTGGTTTCGTACGGGCCGCCAAGCTTGCGCGAACCGTCTTTAGAAAGAAGATAGAAACCCTCTTGTCTTTTCACGATCACGGCGGCCGCCCTTATCTCGAAATGGCAAAATACCTTGTTGATAAAACTCGCAATAGCTTTGCGGTATTTCGTAGCCTCGCGCCGTCTTCTCTACGGCGGGCAACGCGCCGATCGCAAGCCAATGTTGCACTGTACGCGCAGACTTGCCTATTGCAGCCGCGAATTGTTTCACCGTGTAGGTTTCCATGCCAAAGACCAAAATAGTCGATTATAGGCTAAGAGTGTGTATTGATTGCGCGGCGTTGTCAAGAGCAAGTTATCAACAGGCTGTTGATAAGTATGAGAGAAGTTATTAACAGGCTGTTGATAACTTGTAGATTGGCGAGATTAAAAAGCATAATCAGATATTTGTGTTTTTCGCTCTTGCTTATTTTATTTGAAGAACGTCTTTCTCTAGCGCCAAAATTCTTTTCTCCTGAGAGGCAACTATGCTTTCAAGCTCTTGTATTATTCGCAAAAGATGATCTTCGCGGCTTTGCGTAATGTAGTTGTCAAAGCCGAATGGAAGCGCTGGTTTATTCTTGGGCCGGCGGCTAGTTGTTGTTGTCTTGTTGTTCATGATCTTGTTTGCCTTTCGCATAAAAAAGGCGGCGCGAGTAGCAAGGAGAAGACTACCCGCGCCGCGCAATGCTTCGGAGAAAGCTCTTGCAGAATATATCAAACAGAGAAGATGTCAACGGAGAAGCTAGCAGCCTTCGCTAGATATGAACTTCTTGACGCTGCAATCACTGCATTTGCAACCGAGAATAGGGACATAGTGAGGCTTGCTAGCGTCTCTCTCCGCAATGACTTGCCTAAGATACATGCAGAGATCAAGCGCTTCCTCGTAAGCATCAATCAGCGCGTCTCGCCCGTTGAAAGCAGTTAGCTTGCAGCCGTACGTTGCAACGCCCTTGTCTTCTCTCTTTTGCAGATCTTCGCGTATCATTTCCAAAATAGTTTTGTCACAAGTCATCTAAAAACTTCCATTGGGCTAGCGCGTACCGATATCTGTTGAAGCCATCGTTGACAAGTTCCTCATACTCTCGCTTGCCGTTGTCTTCTGCCGCCTCAAATTTCTTTGCTAGTTGCGCGTAGGTTATAGAGAGTTGACGTTCAGCTTGCCCGCGTTCAAGCCAAAGATAGCGTAGCGCAACGGCGGCTTCTCTTTGCAAAGCATTCCCGCGTTCAAGTCTTCGTAGCCTGCTTTCCGCGTTGATAGCCCGCGTCAAGAGCTCTGCGCGGTTGTCAACATACTCAGGTCTATTTGAGATTGGCGCGCTGCTTCTAGGCTCGTTGTTAGGTATACCAACAGAGCGCCCGTGCAGATAACCAAAAAACAGATTTATCAACTCGAGATCTTCAACGGGAATCGCTTTCATAGCAAGGCTTTGCCAAGAATGAAGAGAGCAACGACTAACAAGTTCAGCAAACCAAAGAAGACTGATTGATCAATGCTATCAAACAAGCGGCGTAGCCTGTTCTTTTTGCGGTTCTGGCGCGCTTGTTTCAGGGCTAGGGGTAAGGGTTTCATTTCGGTATGCCTCTCCTAGGAGGGTAGCTGCAAGAGATTGTAGCATTGCCCCGGCGTTTGCTGCAATACGCGCCGCACCTAGCAAGTCAAGATCACTGTCATCTGTACCGCGTCCAATGGCTGCAATCTCTATACGGCGGGCGTAGTGCACAACGTCTCTTGCGCTTGCAGAGATAGCCGCTCCTAGCTGCAAGAGACTATTGGGGTTGTTGGGTTGTCTCATCTGTATCATCTCTCGTTAGGCGGCAAGCGTCACAAACACACTCCGCGTCAAACATGGTAACCAACTCGCTAGCGCACTCGTTGCAAGAAAGATGAACGTATTCTACACGCTGAACAACGAAGCGCATAGGGCGCAAGCTTTGCCCGTTTACGCCGTGTTTACAATTGCTGTATATCACTTGCAGCATCGCTCTCTTTTCTCGCGCAAAAACGCGCCTTGCATTCGTTACAGCAAACAACGCGATACGCGCGCCCGTCAAACACACAGTGTACTATTGATAGCACAAAGCGGGGCAAATCTCTTGCGTGTTGACAGTTGATAAATCGCTCGTACGGATCGCTACTCATTGGCGGCGCTCTCTTCGATATGCTTTGCAGATAGCAAGCGGGCCGCGTCTCTTGCCGCTCTGTGCTGCATGTCGCCTTCCGTAGCAAGGCGCATTGCAACGCAAGCAACTTGCACTAGTTCTTCTAGCAAGTTCTCAACATCTTCTTCTTGTAGCGCCCTTGCTACCTCACCGATCTCTTCAACCAACGCGGTGAAAAGATTGAAATTCATCGGATGCTTATTTCTCGCGCGCTGAACTTCGCGCTGCAAGAGAGTATGAAAATATTTGTCGTTTGCGAATTCCATGTTCTCTTCTCTCAAAAGAGTTTGAGCTGTTCTCTCTTCACTGGTTTCGGCTGTTCTTCTTCGCGCGGTTCTTCTGCATGCGTCTCAACAGGCAAGTCAAGCCGTCGTTTGATTATATCAACATGTTCTTGCTGCAACTCGCAACCAATAGCAGAGAAGCCTTCTAAGCGAGCTGCAACGAGCGTTGTACCTGAACCCGCGAAAGGGTCAAGAACTACACCGCTAGGCGGCGTTACAAGCCTGCATAAATAGCGCATCAAAGAGATCGGCTTGACGGTAGGATGTCTGTTGTCACCGCGTTCCGAAGGTGAGGTCTTGGCGCAGTAGAAGAAGCGGGCGGCGGATCCTTGATCTCCAAAACCGGGATCGCGCTTCTCGGTCAAACGAAAACCGCCTCCAAACTCTCCATAGCCTTTTGCTATGCTAGCTTGCCCACCCGTGCTTTTGCTTTCTGGAAACAACTCAACCACCTCTTGCGACCCATCGTGAATGAGGTTGGCGGGCCAGCGGCCGCTATCACGCACGACGGGGATATGCGTGGAGAACTGAACGAACGACCCTCCATTAGTGCGGGCAAACCGATTAGGATTACCGTCGAGCTTGCCCTCAATCCGGCAAGCATCTACATTAATTGCGCCCGTACCATGGGCTAGCACGTTCTCTGCAATGGTACCTTCGAGAGGCTTGCGCGCTACGACGATAGGCTCTACCGCCGGCTTAAGCGCTGACCCCCACCCTTGCCATTGGCGAGCGGCTTCTGTTGCGGGAGCGGTGATTGTGCCGATCTGATCTGGGTTGCTGAATGAGCCATCAATAACTGATTTGTCGGCCCATGAAACGCCTTTGCGTTGCTTGTTAGCACGCGCAGCAAAATCTTCTCTCACGCCAATCACTTCCCGCTCTGCGCCCGCCGCCTTGTCGATGGCTTTGCTTACATCGTGCGATTTGGGAAAGCCGCTTCCATAAACCCACATGATACAATCTCTAATCTCAAAACCTGCATCTTCAATAGCGCATGCCATACGATGATAGGTTCTTGTACCGCCGAAAGAAAGCAGATGTCCGCCCGGTTTGAGCACTCGCAAGCATTCGCGCCAAACTGAGAGATCGTAGGCTATACCTGAGGAATCCCAACGCTTGCCCATAAATCCGAGTTCATACGGCGGATCTGTAACGATACTATCAATTGATTCGTCTGGTATTGTTTTGAGTAGTTCTCTGCAATCACCTTGCAGAATATTAATGTAAGACATTAAGTTTCTCCGATAACTTGTTGTCTTTTTTGAATATCTACACAAGTTTGTGTGTGTTTTTGGTACAGTTTATTCTTCGTCTGCAAGCTGCTTTCGGTAGATAAAAGAGATTGCAGAATCGCTGACTACCATATGATTGTTAGGATTGCATCCTTCGGGCATGCAAGGCTTTCGCAAGATGTCTTTGATTTCGTTGTTATCATCGCAGGTAGCAAAGAGTTGGTAGTAATCACCGCGACAAACAATAACTTTTGCTTTGATCATGATAGGAACCTTGTTTATATTTGCTTGCCTTGTCTTGCAGAACAACAAGGCAAAAGCCGCGTTGTAATAGTGCAACGCGGCTTTTGTTGTATGTATATATCTTATTCTTCGCTTTGCTGTTCAGCGAGCTGTCCGCGCTTTCGCAGTTCACTTACGGCCCATGTTCTACCGCTGTCACCGCCCCACAACAGCCATGCTTGCAAGCCTTTGCTGGGGTAGCCTTCTTCGCCTTGCTTCCAGCCGCTAGCCTGTTTGTCGACTTCATGTCTATCAAAATAGGCTTTCATTCTTTTGAGAGTATCAACGGAGATCGGTCTTCCATTGGCAAGATCACGAGCTCTTGCTAGCCCAACCTCAGTACCACCTCTACTGCTAGGAGAGACTGACTCTCTAAGCGCTAGCCCGCGCTTTGCTTCTTCCTGTACTGTCTTTGGCGGGGTTGCGCTTTCGTTTGAGATTGCGAAGAGATCGCAAGCTGCAACGTCGAGATCGGCTATGAGGTCAAACAGGCTTTTATGCTTCAAGATGATACCTCGTAAACAGAAGATACACTTCTCACCAAAACCGCGCCAAGACTAGCTTTGCAGCGGCTTGCAAGTCTCATCTTGCTGTGTAGCTTGTTTGCTGTTTTGTAGCGCCGTAGTTGCTCGGTAGTGTGTACAAAGCAAGCGTAGCGCGGTAGCGCGTAGCGTAGCGCGCAGATCGTCTCAGCTTGCTATGTAGCCCGTTCGTACAATGCAACGGCTTGATGCTGAGGAGAGATCACTGGCCTTGCGCTAGTTCTTCAGAACCTCTCGTTTGGTTGACAATCTCTCAGGTAGATAGATTCGTAAGTCATCTGCAAGGCGCGTAGCTTACAGCCGCACGGAGAGAAGAGAACAGCGGTAGATCTGTGCTTAGTGAGTTAGCTCTTACCGTAAGTTCGAGACGACTTGTTAAAGAGAACTTTTTTCAAAAATGCTTGTCAAGAACTATTTTTATATATTGAATATTGCTAGCCTTTTTCGGGGTGTCAAAATTGATACCTTTCGAGAGTGCAGATCCCCTTCTTTGGCGCATTGCTTGTTGTTTGAGCCAAGAAGAATTGAATATATTTCAGATGGTTATGCAGAGAAGTTCAAGTGCTACTTTATGTTTTTTGGCGCAACATTTCGAAATAGAGCGCTGTTTGAGCCAACTGCTAGAGAGTGTGCAGAACTTGCACACTTTGAGAATCTTTTTGCGATTGCTTGACAAGGTATTTTGACGCGCAGAGAATGACGTTGCGCCAATGGAGAAAGCGCGCAAAAGGAGAAACATGTGGATATTGCCAAAGCAGTTACACACATTAGCCTGTGTACAGGGTACGGAGGCATTGATCTCGGACTTAGGCGAGCTGTCAGAGATCTGCGAACGATCGCTTATAGTGAGATCAACGAGTTTGCCGCAGAAAACTTGGTTGCGAAGATTGAAAGCGGGCTACTTGACGTTGCGCCTATATGGACGGATCTTAAAACCTTCCCATTCAAAAGCTTTCGAGGCAGAGTGGACATCTTGTCAGGAGGCTACCCTTGCCAACCATTTTCAAGCGCAGGATTGCAGCGCGGCGTTGAAGACGAAAGACATCTTTGGCCGTACATTGCAGCCGGAATTGACGCTATGCAGCCCGCAATCTGCTTCTTCGAAAATGTCGAAGGACATATCAACATTGGCTTGCGAGATGTCATCAACGGATTGGCAAGCCGAGGTTATCAAGCGGCGTGGGGAATATTCTCTGCGGCAGAGATCGGCGCGCCTCACCAAAGAAACCGAGTTTTCATCTTGGCCTACAATCTGCGCGCGAGACTACAAAAATACGTACGAAGACAACAGCTTGGTAGCGAACTCAGGGCACGATCGCCTGAGCATTTTGCCAAACTTCCCGAGATTGACAGAGCAAGAACAACGAGAATTGACGCTCAAAGAAGCCAAGAAAAAGCTGCTTCAGGAGGCCGCAGAATATCGAATCAAGAATGCAACGAGCAAAACAAACGTCAAAGCCTTGCAGAAGCGCTACTTAAACCAGCAACCGACAGCGCAATCTACGCTTTTCCCGCTCAACCAAACGAAAGACAACGAGAATACGAGCCGCCTAGAATCATATCCTACGCCAAGAGCTTTCGGGATAACAACAACCCTGACTCCGCAAACAGCGACGGCGAACTTCCCGAACCTCGAAACAGTGCTAGCGCAAGAAGAAGTAGAAGCTTTCGGCAAAAAGATAAATCCACGTTGGGTAGAGAATCTTATGGGCATTCCGATCGGTTGGGTAATGCCGAACTGTACACAACCGTTCAATCCTTCGAAGACGAAATGAGGTTGTTAGGAAACGGCGTTGTACCGGCCGTTGCAGAACTTGCTTTTCGAACCCTGCTTCAAGAGATCTCGGATCGTCATTAAAAGGAGAACAATGCAAGATATCTATGCCCGTCTAGCCGCTCTTGCCGCTAGCAAGTCAACCGACGAAGCACCGCGCCAATCACCAAACAAGAACAGTTACAAGCCTTCTGCAAAGCGGCTAGAAGAAGCTAGCGCAGAAGAGATCGCCGCGTTTGAAGACTGGCGCGCAGAAGACGCTAGCTTCAACCCATTCTTTGCGATTCATGAGACGATCAAAATGAAAAGAGCGAGGCGGGGCTTGCTACCTGAGACAAGCGAAGAAGCAGCGCAAGAGCGCCTTGCGATGTGGTTTGCATATCAACGACTGAACAAGGTACGATAAGCAACAACGCCGACTTGCAGCGGCGCAAATCTGCAAGATGTCTATCTACCAAACACGGAGATCGGCGGCTCCTAGTACACCCGCCGAAGGGGTATCTACATGATTTCTACAACACCGATCCGCGCAACGTCTGCGCTTGACTTCCCGCTATCTTCTCTTGCCGGCTTGAAATCTCTTACATGGTATTACATCAATGACAGCGACCTAGGCGGCTTTCGCGCCGATCTGCTAGCGGAGATCGTTGCGCCGCTGCAAGCTACCCAAGCGCAAGCCAAAAAAGGTAAAACGCCTGTAAGCAACCTTGCAGCGTCTCTCTTCGCGAATGCAATACAGCCAATGCCGATTGTGACTATTGGCGCGCAAACAGCTACACTAGCGCAACCGCGCGGCTATAAGACAAAACACGTACGGCTTGCAACGCTAGCGCATATCAAATACCTGATTGACAACCCGCCCGTTGACGCGGATCCCGCCGTTCTGCGCTCTCTTCGCCTGCTTACAGCTGAGACTATACGCAACGCTTTTGCCCCGCTTGACAGCGCCGTCAAGCAAGCGCTAGCGCCTTCGCCCAAACCGCCGATCTCTGCGCCGCCAGCGCCTGTAGAACAGCGCGTACTATTTCTGCAAGCGCCGCCGATCCGCTTGTCTAAAATGACTATGGCAAGCAATGCAGATCTCTCAGTTGCAGAACAGCCGCCCGCGCCCGCTGAACAGCCCGCGCCTATAGAGCCGCGTACTACTTACCAGATCACGCGTCGCTATCTACGGGAAGAAGACGATCCTACGCTGTACAAGATCTTCGCCGATCTCCTATACCGCGCCGCTGATTCTGCGGCCATGCAGCCCGGCGTTGATTACCAAACGCGCCAAACCAAGAACGGGGTAGCCGTACGGCTGTTTGACGAAGAGAAAGCAAAGCAGCTCGTACGCACCGTGTATCGTCTCGCAAAGAAGGTACAGGCGGCTATTGAGACGAAGGAGATCCCGAAATGAAAAACCGCGCGGCTATGATTTCTTCTGCAGACGAGACTTGGAATACGCCCGCCGTTGTTCTTGACGCGTTGCGCGCGGGCTTCGGAGAGATCGGCCTTGATCCCTGTGACAACGCGGGCTCTCTTACGCTAGCGCGCAAATCGTACAGGAAAGATCGCGGTGAAGACGGGCTTGCGTCTTCTTGGCAAGATTGCGGGCTTGTGTTTGTCAACCCGCCGTACGGGCGAGAGATCTCGAAATGGGCTAAGAAGGCTGCAATAGAAGCAGGCAAGGGCGCGGAGATCGTTTCGCTAGTGCCCGCCCGCGTTGATACTTCTTGGTTTGAGACGCTGACTACCAACGCGGCCGCCGTTCTCTTTTGGCGCGGCCGCCTTCGTTTCGGCAATGCTACAAGCGGCGCGCCCTTCCCTAGCGCCCTTGTCTACCATGGTGAGCAGATCGATCTCTTCATACATACCTTTCGCGATCGCGGATCTCTCTGGGTACCTCTCGCCTAAAAAATCTTCACTAGCGCAAAGCCTTACTACGAAAGGCTTTCCGCTTTCTTCAAAAACTATTTTCAACTTTTTTTCATTCATGCGTCAATTTTTATTGACACACAAAGAAAGGTACGGTAGAACGTTCTTACGTTGCACGGAGAAAGCAACCAACAAGGAGAAAACAAAATGGTTACTAAATACTTTGTAGATTTGACAAACGGCCAAACAATTCAAGTCCCTCAAAAACAGGTTGAGACAGTAGATGCAACAGAATATCAACGCATCTTTGGCAAGCCCGCAAACAAGCGCTCTATGATGATTTGCCGCGTATTTCAAGAAGTAGAAGGCGGCGTTCTCATGAAACCATTTAACAACGTTTGGTACACAAACGTTTCTCGCGTTGTGAAGTTTGACAGTTTGCCATTGGCGCTAGGTACAGCTCATGAGTGTGATTCTCGCTGTATGCATGCAAAAGGCCGCGTAATGAATTGCGAATGCGCTTGCGGCGGCAAGAATCACGGCAAGAAGTAAGCAATGCGCGGGGCGGTAGAGAAGCCGCCCCGCTATCTCTCAACAACAACAACATACGCAACGGAGAAGCCAAAATGAAAAACTGTGAGATCTGCGATACCGAAAGCACCAAAGAAATTTGCGACATCTGCGAGGCTACGCGCCCGCAAGATTGCATTGTTTGCGGCGAGATCGCCCATGGCTTGACTTGCGATGTTTGCGCCGTCAAAAGCGCCAATAGCGCAAAGCAGGCTTGCCCGATCTGCGATTGCTATTACAGCGAAGAGAGCGACGTTTGCAGCGGTTGCGCTAGCGAGATGGAATGGCAAGAGAATTGTGAGGTTGAAGCTTGCCTGTATTGCGATCACCTCGGAACGCCGCTTGACGGCAAGCAAGCCGCTAGCATTGGCTGGGATCTTGTTGCCGCTGAACACGCCAAAGATTGCGAGTGGGTTTTGACGCAAGCGCATACTCTCAACTAACAACCAACAACAACATAGGAGATCTTCCAATGAAGAAGCTAGTGCTAGTTGTGAAAAGCGGCCCCGCCTTCGGAAAGCCAAGAACTAAGAAGAAGAACTAACAAACAATCAACGCGGGGCGTAGTAGATGACTACGCCCCGCCCATACGGAGAAAGCACAATGTCAAACGAACTCTCTATTCTGCAACAAGATCTCTCTTTGGCTGCAACGCTTATCAAGTCAGGTCTTTTGCCCGCTAGCGTCAAAACACCAGAAGCCGCCGTTGTCATTATCATGACGGGGCGAGAGCTCGGACTCTTGCCGCTGCAAGCTTTGCGGTCTATTTCGGTAGTAGAAGGCAAGCCAACTCTGTCCGCAGATCTGCTATTGGCGCTTGCGTACAAGTCAGGACATTGCACGGGCTATGAAATTCTTGAACTCACCGACGAGAAGTGTGTTGTGCAGATCGCGCGAAACGGGATCGTCAAGCCGCCGTACTCCTACACAATCGAAGAAGCGCGCAAGGCGGGGCTTGCGAACCGCCCAAATTGGCAAAGACATACGAAAGCAATGCTACGCGCCAGAGCAACGGCGGCCGCTTGCCGCGCGTATTTTCCAGATGTTGTGCTAGGTCTATACACGCCAGATGAACTTGACGATCTCTCGCCCGTACCCGCAGAAGCCGCGCCCGCAAGAGCAGAGATCGTCAAGCCCGCCGTCGTTGTAGATATCAAACCCGCCTTGCCCGCAGAACAAACGAAACCCGCCCTTCCCGCCGGGCTTTCGAAAGAAGACGAAGAAGAGGCTACGATACAGATTGAAGCCGTCAAAAACGCAATTCTCGCCGCTGCAACGGTTGCAGATCTCGACAGGCTAGGTGCGCAGATTATGGCTCTACATCCGATTGTGAAAGATGCAGTGAGATCTCTCTTCGTCTCAACGCGGAAGGAGAAATCCGAAATCGAAAAGAATTTGTTTCGCCCGCGTTCGGAATCAGGTTTGGCTCTTAGCGGCGAAGATCGCGCGTCTCAACCCGTATCAACTACGCCAAACGCAAAGACTGATTGATAGCAAGTTGACTTCGTATAGCGGCGAAGAGATCTCGTTTCTTCGCCGCGCCCTTGCAGATAGAGAAAGCATTATACGCCCGTACGTAGGGCAGAATTGGCAAACTGACTATGATAAAAAGATCGCTTACAGCGCGGCTAGAAGAGAGAAAGCCCGCGCCAATAGACGCAACAACCGCCCAAACAATCGCAGAAGTTGAGATCGCCGTTTGCCTTGCATACGGGATCACGCCTGAGGAACTTGCAAGCGGAAGTAGCTTGCATCTTGTCGCAAAAGCGAGAGCTCTTGCAGCCGATCTCTTGCGCGGAAAATGTAGCAATACACAGCGCGCCGCCCTCTGGCGCGTATCTTCTGCAACGATCGTTTACGCGCAACGCTTACCAACGCTTGACGCGCGCGCCTTCGCGCCGTTTCGTAGTCTAGCCTTGCAGCGGCTTGCAGAGATCTCCGCTTCTCTCGCAAGCGAAAGCTCGTCAAAAGAACAGAAGGCGGTACGCCGCGCGGTCAAAAAACGCGCTGAACAGATCTCCGAAATCATAAACGCCGCTCGTTCCGGGCGCGATCTGCAAGAATCTCAACAAGCGGAAACCTTGTAACCATGCGGCTTTCAGCTTCCTCAAAATCTTTTTTTGCATTGCTTGTCAATTTTTCTTGACGCAAGAAACAGAGTGTGCGATAACGTTCTTACGTTGCAACGAACAGCAACGAAGGAGAGAAAACAAAATGACAAGCGCACAAATCAAAAAACAAAATCGTATCGCAAAGCTTCAAAAGATGATCAAGTCAAACAACTCGATGATCGACGATGCAACTGAGTCCCTCCTGCGAGGTCACAACGCAAGCCGCTGCCTTGCAGACATCGAGCTGTTCAAGAAAGAAAATCAGCGCATCGTTCGCAACCTAGAAAGACTTGGCGCAGCCTAAGAATGAAAGGGGAGCGACAAGCTCCCCGCTTTAACATTAATAGCTCAAAGCCTTGCTACAAAAGGCTTTGCGCTATACGCAGAATTTTTTTTCATTCGTGCGTCAATTTTTCTTGACTCGACAAAATAATTAAGATAGAACGTTCTTACGTTGCACGGAGAAAGCAACGAAGGAGAGAAGCCAACATGAAAACAAACAAATTCGCCGCAGACTGTAACTCTTGCAAAGCCCGCGTAGCTGCAAACGAAGGTTCTCTTACCCGTGGAAATGGGCGTTGGGTTGTGACTTGCATCGCTTGCCAAGAAGGCGGCGCTAGCAAGCAAGAAGAAGTTGTTGTTGCAGAGGTCGTCAAAGAAGAAATCAATGTCGTTGCAGAAGAAGTTGTTGTTGCAAACTTGAAGATCGCCCGCCCGGATACTCTTAGCGACAAAGCCCGCGTATGGGCGCTTGATGTTCAAGCCCGCCTTGTCAACGAGACGATCACCGCTTTTGCAGAAGCATTCGCAAGGGCTGCAACCAACGAAGAGAAGCTGCTTCTCATCTGTATGCGCAACTACTTTGTGTCTTCTTTGGTAATGAGAATCAAAGCTTCCATTTGGATTGACTGGCGCTTTGAAACAATCACCGCAGACAAGATCATTGCAATTGCAAACAACGCGGGCAGAAGCGTTTCTGATTTTCTTAGCTACTTCCTTCTTTCGATCTCTGCCCGCGAAACGATAGACGCTGATTACGAAGCAGAACTGATGTTTGCAAAAGAGCGCGCGGCGCGCATTGCAGAAGAAAGCGCAAAGCGCCAAGAAGAAGCGCAAACAATCGTTGGCAAGATTGAACAGGCAAAGCGCCTTGTTCGTAGCTACGGCAAGAGCGAGAACGTAGTTTTTACGCTTGAGAATACCGAAACCAAGAATACCTACGCGTATTGCGTTTCGGTGCGTCTAAACGCAATTCTTGTAAGTGTAGCGACGGGCGGCGAGAAGACAGGCAAGAACAGCGCGCTGTTTGTCGGCGAGATCGCAGATGGCTTCTCTTTTACTGTCTCGCCCGCTTGCGTACTACCAAAGACAAGCAAGCGCCTTCGCGCCCTTGTTTGGCTGTTCTCTCTTCTCTCTGCAAGCAAGCCCATACCCGCCCATATCAAAATCAACTTGCAGCCTAGCGTTGAATTCTGTTGGCGAGACGGCGAAGAAGCCCGCGTTGTTTCTTGGGGCGCAGATGACTATGAGGTTGACGATCTTGGAGAAGAAGTCAGCTACTACAGTTTAATGCACTAGCAATCAACATATGCGCGGCGGTTGTTGCGGCCGCC